AGACTCAGTGTTGGTTATTGTGTCAAGTCCGTTTTCTTTTACGAACTCTAATCCCTCTATGATCCTATCTTTGACACTCTTTGTCTTGTTGGATTACTTAACTATCTCTATAGCTCTATTGCACAAATCTATTCTGCCTAGACCATCAAATCCCCTAGGTTTGAATTCTTTCTTAATTCTTTTAATAGCAAACTTAACAAATCTCCTCACTTCTCTTGTAACAACTGCTTTCGTCTTAATGGTTCTCTGAGTGGCTGCAAATGTCATGTTGTCAACACAATTGCACATTGTTTCCATGTGTTTTCCTTCCACTATTGGTCCTATCTGTGTGTACTTGGAAGTCATGGCATCACATGGTTATGGTTTGTATTTCATTAATATCTAGCCTTCATCTGCTACAATGTTGTCAACAGTACCATGACATTTAGATGTCAGCACTCTAGTGTCTAATTTACTATCATACAATACCATTGACTATCGCTCTGGCTTTTTCTGATCCATGTAGTTCAACCAGTTATCTATATCGTCCACTTCATTAGACAATGTCATTCCTCTTATCCTTATTGCATCTTCTTCATAAGTTGTGGATTGTTGTCTCCATGACACTAATTATGGTTCTTTGAACCTTTTGATCCTCTCCCTATTAATTTCCTCAAAATCTTGAAATTGTCTTTCAGTTTGGCTATAAGTACATACCTCACATTTCACTCCTAATCTCTTTTCATTTCTGATATGTTAAACTGGTAATTACACACATCGGCCACAATGACAGTCCCATGGTAAGTATCTGTTACTCTGCATGCAGGTGTCCCTTCCTGGTTGATTGAATGTCACTCCTAGGTATGCATGACCATGGTGTGCTAACATTATCAATGGCCTACCAACATTCTTCATCATCTTAAGGTCATAGCTGCCAGATGGTGTGTCAGTGGTGTATAGGTGTAGGTTGATTTTGTTCAGCTTAGCGAACAAGGCTAGTTAAGATGCAGATGATCCTGTTTCAGCTATCAATTCTGCCTACACACTATTTCTTAACCATTCTTTCATAATATCATTTGAATGGTTTTACATAATACCAATTCCTTCCCAAGAAGCCATCCAAGATGTAACACAGGCTCTCACACAAGATGTACCATTATCACCTGCTCCTACATCGATGAATATGAGATTATCATCATGTTAATCTTTTCTAGCTTTTGCTAACACTGCTGCTAATGGCGTAGCTTGTTCATTTCCATATGGGCACCACTTATATGCCGACTAGTTATGTTCTTTAATCTTTGTTGTGCAATCTACTCTCCCAATCCTAGTCTAATAGAATTATGCAGATGCTATGTTCCTGATCATGATATCTTTGTGTAATTCTAGGCAAGATATTGCATCCCTCACTCCATATGACCTGTGTTCGTCAGTGATCCTATAGTCAGTGTATTCTGTGTAAAATTGCAACTTCCTATCCCTATTGACTGCTAGTTTGTATTCAGTGTTATAGACCATAGCAAGGGCATCTGCAAGGCCCATTTTTGCTGATTTTTGTTAAACTATGTAAGGGTGTTACTATAGGTCCACATTATTGGCATATATGCCGTCCAGCTAATTGTCCCACACTATTGTCTTAATGCTCCATAAGCTGAACCAGGAGTAAATGATGTACTGTGCTACATTCAGTTATGACCCATTATATATGATTGCTTTGTTATCAAATGCTAGTTGCATAGAATTGATTTTCCTAAGTCCATATGCTGGCTCAGCCTCCAGATCAAATCCTACAGTCTTGATGCTATTGTACAAGCAATCTTGTTATTAAAGTAAGTTCATCATTTCTTCAATGTCATTGACTCCATAGCACTCATAATTGTCTCCTTTGGGTCCTTTTTCGAACCAGTGGTGGTTTTCTCTACACTGTTTGGGCATCTCCATTATTTTGTCTGCATCCTCCATGTATTCTAGATCATGTCTATACTTGTATATAATTGTCCTGCCATATTTTATTGATGATAGAATATCCAATTAATAGGGTCTAAGGACTTCCCATCTTGCATTATGCAGTTCTCTGACATTCATTCTATTTTCCTAGTCCAAGTTGATCAATGTGAATTGATTGCCATCCACTTTAATGACTATTTTGGACAAATGGTTAATTATGATCACATTGACCTACTCATGCTTAACAGATCCATAGCTGCCTACTATAGTAGGTGGAAATCTAATGTTGTTCTCACTCTTAAATTGTTCCAATTTGATGGTGAACTGTCTCTCCAATTCTTCTCCATAACCTCTAATTATTCTGGTCTCTACCGTTTCAGGTGCTCTTATCATTCTAGGCCAGAAATATGAGGCAAAGAATCCCTATGTGAATTTGATATTTGGCATATTGTCAAAGCCAGTTCCTTTGATTGTGTGGATTTTAGAGACATCCACCAATCTAATGACTTAATCCTTGTATGGTCCATATTCATCCAATCTGTTTTTGCATAGGGATCCAAATAAGTCTGATACAGATAGGTCCTAGTAGCCACTAATCTCCTTATCATCTCCCATCTATGTACCTTATTTTAGCTTAATTTGATGTTAATAGACTTATTTGTTAAGCAATTCTAAGTGGTACCATAAGTTGTCAGCTAGTTCATCAGAATCAAGGCACATCAACAGTGCTTGCTGGCATTCTCCAATTTATTTTGCTAATTTAATGTCAGATGTGTATCTCCACCAGCATTTGACATAGTAGTTGCTATAATTCTCATGTATCAATGCCATATCAATTTAGGACACAATGCTGTAATCTGCTCTTTCTTGGCGTCCTTTATAAATTAGGGGTATTCTCTGGTGCTGATAAGCTAATTTGACCTTAAGGATTGTTTCATCTATTATCCTATCACAGCCAAATGTTTTCCTATCAATGTCAGCCATCTTGCCTCCATTTAATTATGCATTGATTATTACATGTTACTATTATGGTGTAACCATTTATCCATCTACTAACATGTTCTGTAAGTACACATTCCTCCCTATCTTGGTCTCTAGTTTAGTATCAAAAGCCTTCATCTTCTGGTATGCCACCATGTTATTCTGAGTTCCTTTCTTCACTAACTCATCTTTAACTCCTATTTCCGGAATGTATATTGCTAACTCTAATCCTTCATTGTCAATACCATATATCCTTTCTACACATTTGAGTCCATAAATTCCCTACTTCTCCACATCATAGGTTTGTTCTACTCTATAAGCATCCCTAAGTGACCATAGTTTAGCTTAACCCCATGTGCTATCATCCTTCAACTAATATTTGAGTGTGGTGCTTTTGATGCTGGCTGACTTTGATTAGTAATTAAGCAATTGCATGGCATTTTCCTGGTATCTATCTACAGTGCCATTCACTCCTATGTCCAAATAATAAGCATTGATGTCACACATGGATGCCTGCATGAGATTGGGGATTTCCTATGATGTTATGTCATTATGTGTTCTCTAACCAATGGCGAACACTTTGTCTTGACCTCTTAACATACCTATAGGCCTGTAATCTGCTGAATAAGTTGAGTTAACCATTACCCAGTATATTACAGAGGAGTAATTTAAATCCATGTGGTTAAGTATTTCCTCCCTAGTAGTTTCAGTTATTTTCTTCTCCAATAGCCCTACATTTGGATTGTCATTGACAAGTTATTATATCATTTTAATTTTCTAATAATCTGTATTGTTTTCCTCAACATTCAAAAATAATACTTTTTAGTTCTCAGTCACTACCCATTCTCTTTTGGGATCCCCTCTGACATAAACTATCAAATCTGCTCCTCCCAGTCTCATTGCTACTTAGCATAGTGACTCCCTCCTAGATTGTGCTAGCTTAGCATGATGGTTCATAGTATCCACCTGTGTTCTAGTCTTGATGAGTCTAGCACATTTTGCTCTTGTTGTTGCATGTTCACTCATAGCTATGTACATGCCTGCTAGATCTGATTTCCCAATGCTTTTGTATAGCTATTCCATATCCACACCTGCATTCAATGCCCTAACTAACACTTAGGCTGCATCTTTGTAATTCTTATTTTCTAGATGGTCAGGAAATGCTTCTATTCTATCTTTGTACAACTATTTAATCGCTATTTTTGTCCTGACATGATTAGCTAACAAATCTTAATCTGGTATTATCTCATCAATCCTTCTCACTACTGTGACATATTTGTACAAGTCCTTATTACCTTTCCTAATTAGTATAGGATTTTCAATCTTGTACATTTGATTAAACCTGCCTTAGTGCACTGTATTTGGTAATTTAATTACAATTGGTCTCTTGTCTTATGAGATGATAGTATTGAGTGCTTCCTCTAATCTCTGCTCAAATGCTGTATCTAACCTACCTTCTAGTGTTATTATTTTAAAGTCAGGGTCAATCATGAGTAGTTGGGCATCAGATTTTTAGAAATCAGCTATGTCTTATAGTTTTTCCACCTATATCTGTGTCCATGTGTCAGCCCTATTCATGTTTTCAATGTATGAAGTGCTAGGCCACACAGCTATCTTCTTGCAGTCTGGCAAATTCTTCCTAATCACAGACCAGATAGTTGTTTTGTATGGACATCTTCTCAATTCCTCTAATGTTGTGACATTGGCTGCCATTTTAATACTTCTAATATAATTGAAATTACTAGGTGTAATCTTCATTTTGTCCACCCTGATTATGTCATAAGTTACCTCGCCTTAAGGGTAACAATGTGTGACATTCTTACCTAGTTTCCCCTATTTCTGCTTAAACTTCTAATGTATGCTATGTAATGGTTGCACTACAGGAATCCAATTGCCCTATTTGTAGTTGGATGCATACAATTCTGTATTTGTTACAGTAAATGTTGATTGTCTTGGTTCCATACCTGTGCTATCAATCATAGGTGGGAACTCAACCCACTCTTCTGCTACTACCCCTTCATCTATCAACTCTAGGTCATGTATTGCCAATATTATTTTATCCCTCCATGTTCTATAATTAGTGGGTTAAAAGTTCCTACCTAGGTAATATTGCATGATC